GAATATCGTTATGACAAACAAACAATATTCCAACTTTAAATTTGAAGGTGATACTGCATTTAGAGAATCGATGGCAGAAATCATCATGCAAGATGATATCTTATCATACGCAATATTTGGAGAGTAAAATGAACCTATTTCATGAAGCAAAGAAAGTTTTAGACAAAGATGGTAAAGTAAACCCATTAGGTCCTTACGGTAAGATGAAACTTACTGGTCAAGAAGTTGCAAATTACTTCAGAAAAAACAAAGTATCAGATGCAAAAGTTAAAAGAGCAGTAGAAGTTGCACTTGACCTGTCTGGTGCTATGGATATTGCATCTAAAGAAATTAAAAAGTTCTTTGGTGATAAGATTCTTAAATCAAAAGAAGTTCAAAACGCATTACAATACGCAAACGAAGAAACTATGTCAGAAGGCATGAAGATGAAAGACATCATGCGTAAACACAAAAGTGAACTTAACAAAGCATATAAATCTGGCGACTTGTCTTTCATGTCATCAGCAGGTAAAAAAGCAGAAGATGACTTAATGCAATGGGCAATGGATAATGGTGAAGTTAAAACCGATGACCCAGACGACTTTTTTGATTGGTTATCTCGTGACTTAGAAGATATAGTCAAAGGTAAAATTAAAGAATCTATTATAGATGAAAACTATAGAACTCTTGCAAAACATGGCATGGGTGCAGAAACACCTAAGTCAATCAAAGTTGGTACAGAAGTAGATTACTACCAAAAAGATGGTGCAAAGTACATGGGTAAAATCACTAAGATGTCAAAACAATCTTACACTGTAAGAGATGACAAGACTAAGAAAGACCATGAGTTCTTCTACCACGACAGAATTAAAGCTGCAAAACTTCTAAAACAAGGTGATAACATACAAGAAAAAGTAGAATATGTTGAATACAAATTCAAAAACAAAAGAGATGCTCAGAAAGCATTAGACTACTTTAAAAGACAACAGTTAATCAAACTAGACATCAACGATGACGGATTAAGTCAATTTGAACTAGCAATCGATGCTGGTAAAAACGACATGACTAAACAACACAAAGAAGTTATGAAGATGTTAAAACCAAAAGTTATGACACAAGAAGCAGTATCACCTGCACAACAGGCGGCAATAGCAATCGATAGAAAAGAAAAGAGAAGTAAAGGTGCATACAAAAATGTTATGGATGCATACAGAGAAATGTGGGAAGAATCACTAGATGAAGCAGTTGCAGACCTCACTGTGGATATAAGAAACAAAATACCAAAACCTGCTGACCAAAACAAACATGCAATGGAAATTGCAAAACAGGCAAAAAGATTTGGTTTAAAAAGTTCATTGATGGGTAAACATGTCAGACTCAAAGGTGGTAAGAAGGCAGTCAATGACTTTCTAAGAGTAGTCATTGGTAAATCATCATATGGTGACCCAACAGAAAAAGACACATCAACACCTCAAATCGATAAGATGTTAAACAAGGGGTTAAAGTAACATGAACTTAATGGAAACCTATAGAAGTATCGTAGAAGCGGCACCAAAAATGAAAAAGTTGGGCATATACGGTTCAGAGATTAGTGGATTAAAATACAAGAACGGTACTTATAATGCTAAACCAGTAATATATGGTAGTAATAAGTTAGGATTCAGAGTTCAGAATGAGTTTGGAGACTTTGAAACTATCGACCTTAAAACATTCGCCAAAAGGTTTGGATAATGGATAGAGTAGACGCCAGATATAAACTCTTTAAAGAAAAATTAAAGAAACTGGGATATGCAAAGAAAGAGGCAAAAGAAACTAACGCTGTTTTAGAAAAGGCGGGTGACTTTGGTATGATGTCTGATGCTGGTAATAAGAAAATTGCACGTGCCGTTAAACAGTCTAAGTCGGAGAAAGAACTCAAACAAAAGTTAGAGAAAATTTCTACAATGGCCGGCGGAAAGTATTCTGAAGCAACTGAAGATGAAGTACTTGATAGGGCAATTTCTGCCTTCCAAGATACTGCAATGGGTTCTCAGGCATGGGCAGATAAAAATATCGTTGTCCAACTTGGTCAATTTAGAGACCATATTAAGGATGGAGAAGTCTCCACCAACGATAATAAAAAGACGAAAGTAAAGAGAGATGATGCGGTAAAGGTTTATGATACTTTAATGAAGGTTAAGGCCCCTATTCGTGATAAATACTCTAGACTTTTACAGAAAGACGCTAAAACGTTTAAAAAGACTTTTGATGCTATATTGAAAGTCGCAAACAAATAAAGAGGAAATAAAAATGGCATTATGGGGACATACTTCAGGTTCAGAATCAAAACCAAATTGGTTATCTGATGCTGATAAACAAAAAACTGTAGCAAAACCACACGGTTGGGAATTAGTTCGTAAAGTTGGTTCAAGAACTTTGACTGAAACATTAGTTGCGATGAAAAATCTAACTACTGCCTTGGGTGCTGCTAACTTAACTGATATCGATTGGAATATCACTGCTTTTGATAAGTCAGAAGGTGGAACATTATCTGTTACTGCAACTTTTAACGAAGATGTAACAGTAACTGGAACACCTCAACTATCTGTTGCTAACAATGGAGTCGGAAGAGGCCCACACGTATTATCATACGCAAGTGGTTCAGGTACTAACGAACTAGTATTCACATTAGTAATTGCTGCTGCTAACGCTGCTACAAATGCTGGTGATGTACTTTCAATTGGTGCTAACGCAATCGCATTAAACAGTGGTACAATTAAAGATAAAGGTACTAACGTTGCATCAGTAATTACTAACATTGCTGGAGTTGGAACTGCTGCTGGTACAATTACTGTAGTTGCATAAACAATAGGGAAAAATTATGAAGAAATTTAAAGACTTTTTAGATGAATCATATATGGACGGCGCTGGTCTATCTTCAGAGAAGGTACCATTTGACGTTGATGATTCGGTTGTTAAACAAAAAGTTAACGCTATCTTAGGACACACTGCAACAGTTGAGTTCATGAATCCACTTGCTGCTTTGCAACAGATGGAATCTAAACTTATGCAGTTAGGAATGACTAAACTAAGAAGTGTTGGTGAAATGGGTGTTGTACAGAACGAAGAGTTTGATGACGCTGGAGAGATGGATTTAGAGTTCACAAGATATGAGTCATTTGGTAAGACTGTAGACACACCAAACGATGAGTTCGAAGAATCATCTAAAGCATATACCCTAAAGGTTAGATACGAAAAACTAGAAACTGGTTCATTCAAAGTTTACGGTTCATTAGTATAAAAAAAACTAGACATTAAAAGGGACTTTACGTCCCTTTTTTTATGGCTGAAATCGCCTATATAATTGTATATTATGAAACTCTTTGATACCCTTACAAACAAAAATTTTACTGCATTCGCTCAAAAACACTATGACGACCCACAATGTGAGACCATAGAAGACTTTGAGGAAGATTTGCGTAGATTCCGTTACCTTAAACGTCTCTTACACAGATACCATGAAAATGGTGAGATGAGAGAACGTCTTATGTTAAACCATATCATTACCATATTCAATGTATTTGGATTTGATGCATCAATGAAAATGTTGGAGTTTAAATTGAAGGATGAGAAATATTGGATATCTGTTAAGACAATGTTACTCTACTTGGGGTACATTGATGAGTCGTGGTCACCCGAGATGCCTCTTGACGATGCACTTGTACAGAGGTTACGAGATTTATAAACGCTCCCATAGCTCAGTTGGTAGAGCAACTGATTTGTAATCAGTAGGTCAACCGTTCGAATCGGTTTGGGAGCTCCACTATTTTGAATACATAAATAGAAGTATGGCGAACTTAATAAACACACTTATAGTTTTTAGAATCATTAAAATGTTAACTCAGAAATGGGTGGACACGGATGCATATAAACTTGGTTTGATTACCAACAAGGGTAAACGAACTGAAAAAGAACCGAAAACATCCGAAGAGAAGAGTGCTTATTCCATGCTACACAAACTTGTCTTCAACTTAAAACGAATCATAGAAAAGGTACCTTTTGGTAAATCTAGATTTGCATCATACGCTGTTGCAATCGCATTACTGAAAGAAGAGACAGGTATCACTGCAGAACAAGCAGAAGAATTGTGTGAGAAGGTTTACAGACACATCAAAGATACAGGTGAATTTGATGTAGACGACCTTCATGAAGCGAATCAAGTTATGACACTTGACGTTGGTAGACACTACCACCTTAGAAGAAACCTAGAAGAACAAAACGGTGTAACCTATCCACAAAAGACCCCTATAACAGTTATCGCAGAACACTCAATAGTGTTTGGTGTTAACATCTATATCGCACAATGTGGAGTAGAACGAATATTGGTAACAGAAGATGACGTTTATTGAGGCAGTAGTAAACGTAGACAGTCTAAAACATACAGGGAAGACTAAGAAACCCAAGATAGAAGAATTGGGTGAATTGTTCGACACTAAAGTTTTGGAGGAGTTATCTTTAAATCCGAATACTGCCAATTCTAGTCCACAAACCATCAAAGAACTCAAACAGATGGTTGGTATGATTCAGAAACTTACAGATGAACAGAAGAAACGTTATCTAAACACAGATGAAGACACTTCATACTACATCAAAGAATACATGTCGAACAATGATTTAGCATATACAGATGATGATATAGAAAAAATCACAGATAGTGCAAGACACATTGGTAGACAATTCAAGAATAAATACATGAGACCGAGACCTTATGTACTTGCAGAGAAACTAGGTATGGAAATGGACTATTTCAATACAGATACTGCACAATCCCCATCATATCCTTCAAACCATGCTTTACAGGCGAGAGTAGTTGCAAACTACTACTCATCAATCTATCCCCAACATAAATCTGAATTGTTGGCAATGGCAGAAATCTCTGCACTGGGTAGAGTCCATGCTGGTATCCACTATCCTAGTGATAAGATAGCAGGATACCAACTAGCGGATGCATGTATGAAGTATTTTAAATATGATATATTAGAAGATGCGCCCTTGAATGCTACAGGTACTGCAGTTGCAACAGATGTACCAGTGGTAAAGAAGAAAAAGAAATACGAACCTGCCCAACTCTTTGACTTAATCAAAAGAAACTCACAGGTATAACTATGTTGAAACTATTAAATTACTTAGCTCTAATTACATCTATTGTAATCGCTGGAATTGCTGCATACTTCTCAGTCATAGGTATGGCGACAATGTTCGCAGGTGCATATCTAGGAACAGTCGTAATGATGACTGCATTGGAATTTGGTAAACTTGTGACCGCTGCTTATCTTCACCTCGCATGGGAGAAGATGAACTATCTAAAATGGTATTTACTAACTTCAGTTGTGGTACTCATGCTCATAACATCACTTGGTATATTTGGTTATCTATCTAAGGCGAACATTGAAGTGTCACTAGTGGGTGATGGGAACAGTTTAGAACTATCCATACTGGACACTAGAATAGATGCAGAGAAAGGTAAGATAGAAAGATATCAAGATAGAGTTGCAAACTTAGACCTAGTGTTATCTACTGGTAGACCACAAGATAGAAACTATATCAACAGACAACAGAAAGACGAAAGAAACCAAATTGCAGAAGATATAGATACAGCGATCGGCTTGATTACAGAATACACGGAGGACAAACTCCCGATTCAACGGAAACAACTTGAACAGAACTCAAAAATAGGGCCAATCAAGTATGTTGCAGAAGTTATATACGGTCAAGAGGAAAGTGTCAAGTATCTTGACAACGCAGTTAGGTGGGTGATTTTTGCACTTATTTTTGTGTTTGACCCACTTGCAGTGTTACTTTTGGTCACTAGTGTTGCACTTATTGTTGATAAGAAACCTATACCAAAAAGAAAAACTGCACCAGCACAGAAAAAAAAAGTAACCGCAAAACCACAACCAAAAGTAACAAATAAAATTGTATTACAGGTACCAAAAGACAAGGTTTTAGACTTGTCAAAAGATAAATAACAGTGTACACTAATTAGGAGTAAAAAATGACAGATTTAAATTTAGGAGAAATGACCAAAGAGGAACGTTTAGAGTTCTATAAAGGTGATGGAAAACCAGTGGCACCCGAAGGGTTCAATGGAAAGGATGCAACAGAAGAGGCGGTGCAATCATACGAAACTTCACTCGCAACTAACGAAAGACAAATTGCATCTTTAGAGGCAGAACTTGAAGTACTTGCGGAAATTGCTAGAAAAGAAGCAGAGAAAGAAGGTAAATTTGCAGTCCAAGAAGACTAGTATTTACTAAATAGATAGTAACATTAATTTAGGAGATTAACATGCCAGAACCATTATCGCCAATCCCAACGATTGACAACCTAGCAGAAAGGAAAGCATGGTTTGAGACAGGAGATGGAGTGCCTGTTCAACCCGAAGGTTATGCAGACTTAGAATCAGACGACCCAAAAAAGGTCGCATACGATGGTTCAGTCACAACAAACGCTGCTCAAATCGCTGAAATTCAAGCACTAATAGACGCCGGATAATTCCCAAAATCCACTTGAAATAACATACATTCAGTGATATACTGAGTGTATGTTATGGTTAGAGCGAAAGTACCTCTCTACAGTTACACCTCATCTTGAGGTTTGTAAATGGAAGGGAGACAGTACATTAAATCACAGATGTCTTTATTGTGGTGATTCCCAAAAGAATCGCTACAAAGCACGAGCATATCATTTTTTAGTCGACCAATCATTCATATATAAGTGTCATAACTGTGGTAAATCCACATCATCAATGACATTTTTGAAAGACCATTTTCCTGTACAATACAAGGAGTATGTTAAAGAACTTCTACAAGAGAAACATGGTAAGAAGAATGTCAATCAAAGAATGCCATCATCGAATGCATTCAAGTTTAAACCCAAGACTACTGAAAGTCTAAATACAGATGCAACAAAAATGACCATTGAGAACTTGAAGTTTATAGCGAAACCAGCGATTGAAAGTAAAGTCGCAAGGAAGTACCTAGACAACAGAAAAATTCCAGTAGAGTCACAAAAAGAGTTGTGGTTTGTTGAATCTGCACAAAGTCTATCGTTCTTGTCAGATAAATATAAAACACGACCTCTAGGAAATAATCCTAGAATTGTATTGCCATTCATCAAGAATGGGGAACTTGTTGGTGTTAGTGGGAGAGCAATCGATGACTCACCGTTGAGATATCTAACAATGAGATTCCGAGATGACGATTCACTCATCTTCAATATTGATAAAGTGAATATGACTAAAACTATCTATGTTACAGAAGGGCCACTAGACAGTTTATTCCTACCAAACAGTATTGCTGTCGGTGGTAGTGACTTTAAAAAAATCGACAATGCTATAAAAGACAACGCAATAATAATTTATGACAATGAACCACGAAACAAAGAAATTCTAAAGAAAATTGATGAGGTAATCGATGAAGGTTACCGTGTGTGTATTTGGAATGATAAGAGAGTAGAAGGATTGAAAGATATAAACAATATGATAATGAGTGGAATGACAAGCGAAGACATTGTGTCAATTATAGATAACTGTACAACCGAAGGTCTCACTGCAAAACTGAAACTAAAGGAGTACAAGAGAATATGAATGCTATGATAAAAGTATTAAAATCAGATGGTTCGAAATCGGACATCAACCTAGACAAGATTCATCGTATGGTAGAAAAATCATGCAGAGGTATTACAGGTGTATCAGAATCATTGGTTGAAATGAATAGTGGACTCCAGTTCTTTGACGGTATCACCACAAAAGAAATTCAAAAGATTCTAGTGAAAAGTGCAAGTGACTTAATTACACTAGAGAATCCCAATTATCAATTTGTTGCAGCTAGGTTACTACTATTTGCAATTCAAAAACAAGTGTTCAATACCAAGTGGAAAGATTCAGAGATATATCCACCACTGGGTGAAATCATACATAGAAATATAGACTTTGGTGTGTATGATGATGCTATCATCAACTCATATTCTACCGAAGAAATCAACAGGATTGATTCTTTCATTAAACATGGAAGAGATACAGACTTTACCTATGCTGGTCTACAACAAATAGTAGACAAGTATTTGGTACAAGATAGGTCAGCAAATTTGGTCTATGAAACCCCACAGTTCATGTATATGTTAATATCCATGACACTGTTCCAAAACTATGATAAAGACAAAAGGTTAGACTATGTCAAAAAATACTACGATGCAATCTCAACATTCAAAATCAACATCCCCACCCCTATCATGGCAGGAGTTAGAACTCCTTTACGACAATTTGCTTCGTGTGTGCTTGTCGACACAGACGACACTCTCGACAGTATCTTCTCAAGTGATATGGCCATTGGAAAATACGTTGCTCAACGTGCCGGAATCGGTATTAACGCAGGAAGAATTAGAGGAATTGGTTCAAGGATTAGAGGAGGCGAAGTCCAGCATACGGGCGTCATCCCATTCCTTAAAAAATTTGAATCAACTGTTAGATGTTGCACCCAAAACGGAGTAAGGGGAGGAAGTGCAACAGTTCATTTCCCTATCTGGCACCAAGAGATACAAGACATTCTTGTACTCAAGAACAACAAGGGTACAGAAGATAACAGAGTCAGAAAGTTAGATTATTCTATTCAGTTATCAGAGTTATTCTATAAGAGATTTTTAAAGAATGACGACATCACATTGTTCTCACCCCATGAAGCTCCTGGGCTCTATGAAGCATTCGGAACACCCGAGTTCGATGAACTCTATGAGAAATACGAACGTGCTACATCCGTCAATAAGATTAAGGTGAGTGCAAGGGAACTAATTACTGATTTGTTAAAAGAAAGAGCAGAGACTGGTAGAATCTATATTATGAATATAGACCACTGTAATACACATAGTAGTTTTAAAGACAAAGTTAACATGAGTAACTTATGTCAAGAGATTACACTACCGACAGACCCAATCCAACATATTGATGGTAAGGGTGAAATCGCATTGTGTATACTGAGTGCTATTAATGTGGGAATTGTAAAATCGGACGAAATGGAGAACTTGTGTGACCTCGCAGTGAGAGGACTTGAAGAACTGATAGACCACCAAGAGTATCCAGTAGAAGCAGCTCGAGCATCTACTATCGCCCGTAGGTCATTGGGGATTGGTTATATTGGACTTGCACACTTCCTTGCGAAGAACAAAGTCAAGTATGGCGACCCCGATGCACTTAAATTAGTACACGAACTTACAGAGTCATTCCAATACTATTTACTCAAAGCATCCAACACTATTGCAAAAGAGAAAGGTGCTTGTTTAGGTTTTGGTGGGACAAAGTATTCAGATGGTATTCTACCCATCGACACTTACAAAAAGGAAGTTGATGAATTGACACCAAATGTGTTAAACCATGATTGGGAAACATTGAGGGGTGACATCAAAGAATATGGTCTTAGACACTCTACACTAACTGCACAGATGCCAAGTGAATCATCAAGTGTTGTATCAAATGCAACAAATGGTGTAGAACCACCTAGAGATTATCTGAGTGTTAAGAAGAGTAAAAAGGGTACATTGAAACAAGTGGTACCACAATATACACACTTAAAGAATTCTTATACATTACTATGGGATATGCCAGATAACACTGGATATATAAATATCGTAGCAGTGATGCAGAAATTCTTTGACCAAGGTATTAGTGGTAACTGGTCATACAACCCCGAGAACTACCCTAACAATGAAGTTCCTGTATCAGTAATGGCGAGGGATTTTCTAACCACATACAAGTATGGTTGGAAGACATCCTATTATCAAAACACTATGGATGGTAAGACTGAAGACGTTGTCACAGACGAACCATTGCAACAAACGAATTATGAGGGAGATGATGAAGACTGCGAAGCATGTGCGATATAGAAGTAATCGTCAATATGTGTCTGATGAAGATAAGACAGTAAGAATTAGGTCACTTGAACATGAAGGTGACGGAAAATACGTTTTTGGTCACACCAATGAAGAGACCATGTCATTCATTGAGAATAGATATCTGATTCTTAGAGATTTTATACCACAAGATATCATTGATATGACAATGGACACGTGGAAGACTATCGAAGGACAAGAAGACTCAGTACTCAAAAGAGAAGGCGACATCATATTTGAGTCACCTACAACATCACTGGGTAAGTCAGTTGCTGCTTACTCATTTCCGCCTGCAGTAGCATTGCATAGATGGTTATGGGAGAACCTAAAACCAGTATTAGATTTCGATTTAAAAGAAACCTATGCATACAGTAGAAAGTATGAACGAGGTGCATATCTAAAATCACACATGGATAGACCATCATGTGAGATTAGTGCTACTCTTTGTTTGGACTATTCATCCGATGATGGGACACCATGGTCAATATGGATTCAGAATGATAAGAACTATCTTGGAGAGGAGATGGGTCATGAAGAGATGTTTGAGTTAACACAAGCACCACGTCATAAAGACAGGACTGGTACAAAGGTTATACTACATCCAGGCGATGTCATGTTATATCAAGGGCCAAATTGTCCTCATTGGAGAGATTATTTTGTAGGAGAATACTCATACCACATGTTTTTACATTTTATAAGACATCCAGGCCCAATTGATGAAATACCAAATTCTACAGAAGTGATTGCTCCTGGCCAATATTGTGCTTCACATAACAATCTTCAATGGGATGGAAGAGAAGACAGATACGGTGGTGAGGGTGACAATAAAGACAACCTAGCATTCGAAAGAGCAAACAAAGCATGGCACAATGCATCACCCGAAGAAAGAGTGTTATGGTCGAATCGGTATGATTACGTGAGAGCAGAAGAGAAGGAAAGGAAAAGGAAAAAATGACAGTATTTAACAAGAACAACATAGACTTTACCAAAGAGAAATTATTCTTTGGTGAACCACTAAACACACAAAGATTTGATGAGTTCAAATATCCCATATTTGATAAACTCACACAGACACAACTAGGATTCTTTTGGAGACCCGAAGAGGTATCACTACAGAAAGATAGGAGTGATTACAATTCACTGAATGATGCACAGAAGCACATCTTCACATCCAATCTAAGATACCAAACACTATTGGATAGTGTACAAGGACGTGCTCCATCAATTGCATTCCTACCATTTGTGACATTACCCGAGTTAGAATCTTGTATCATTACATGGGACTTTATGGAGACCATACATTCACGTTCCTACACTCATATTATAAAGAATGTTTATAGTAACCCAAGTGATATCTTTGACACTATCTTAGATGAACCTGCTATTGTTGCACGTGCTGAGTCAGTAACTAAGAAATACGATGAGTTTATTGAATTAGGTAGACGTAGACTACTAGGTCTTAAAGTAGATGATTACGATTTATATAAGGCACTATACCTTGCACTTATAAGTGTAAACATTCTAGAGGGGATTAGATTCTTTGTATCATTTGCATGTTCATTTGCATTCGGTGAGTTGAAACTCATGGAAGGAAGTGCAAAGATTATATCTCTAATCGCAAGAGATGAATCACAACATCTTGCAGTGTCGCAACACATACTCAAAGCATATAAGAATCAAGAGAATGATAAACTTATGATTCAAGTGATGAAGGATTGTGAATCTGAAGTGTACACTATGTATGAGGATGCAGTCGCACAAGAGAAAGACTGGGCAGATTTCCTATTCCAACATGGGTCAATGATTGGTTTGAGTACTCAATTGTTAGGAAACTATGTTGAATTTACTGCTAATAAGAGATTACGTGCAATTGGACTGAACCCTATATATGATATCAGTTCAACGAACAATCCACTACCATGGACATCACATTGGTTCAACAGTAGAGGATTGCAGAATGCACCACAAGAGACAGAAATAGAGTCGTATGTCATCGGTGGTATTACACAAGATGTAGACGACTCAACTTTTGAGGACTTTAAACTATGATTGAAATATTCGGAAAAACAATGTGTCCATTCTGTGATAAAGCAAAGTCTTTATGTGAACAGAAAGGACTAGAATACACTTACAAACAGTTGGGTACTGATTTCACTAGAGAAGAACTCTTTGAAGAGTTTCCAACTGCACGAACATTCCCACAAATCAGAGTGGACGGTGATGCAATAGGTGGGTATGACCAACTTGCAGAATATGTAAAACACGGAGACGTTTGGGAAGACTAATGGGACAAGCAAACGAGTACTACCTATATCTACCCAAACCAAGTGACCAAGATGTCATATGTGAGAGGTGGAAACACCTCTTTGGGATGATTGATAGGGAGTATCAAACTGTACGTGTGTACACTGCTGGACTCGAATTTCATACAGATGAAGCGAAACACAAACTACCATATGCTGTCTATAATGACAAAAAGATGTCATTTGAGTCTCTTTATGAGAAAATTATGGTGAAAAGTGAGAAAGATAAAACAGGATGGAGACCAAATTATGACAATTAACCTTGACAATGGCCACAACTTTTTAGTATCATGTAACAGTTGTAAGAGTGAATTCGAATGCTTTTATGATATGGATGAGAACCACTATACTATAGCACATTGTGTGTTCTGTGGTTCCGAGATAAGTGAAGATGAGGTTGAAAGAATTGATGACGAAGATATGGTTTGACAATATAGACGTGACCTTTAAAGGTCAAATTGCAGAGAAGAAACGAATCTCTAAATTTGTCCGTTCCACAATACATTACTTTATGCCACGTCTCAGACGTGAAGTTGAAATCCAAATATCATTTACTAAATCTATACCCGATGCACTAGGATATTGTCTTGGTGATAAAAACTTCATTGATATAGAAATCAGTAAAACCAACCCAATGACTGGAAAACCGCAATCAATGTCACAGATGATGATGACACTTGCACATGAACTAGTCCATGCTAAACAGTTCTTACGTGGTGATTTAACACCATCTTTGGTGAACTACAAAGGTAAGAAATACAAGTTTACACCCTATTCCCGTCAACCTTGGGAACGTGAAGCATACAAGAAAGAAGATATGATATATGACCTGTTTTGGTTAAAATAGACTTGACAATGGCCATATAAATCGAGTATACTATACGTATGGAAAATAGAAAAGTAAAGAGAATCTTCATCGACATGGATGGAGTACTAGCGGATTTCAACACTGGAGTTGAAACATTGACAGGGAGAGAATTCCCTAACACCGACCAAGGTCATAACGATTATGACGAAAGGAAGGAAGAGTTAACGAACAAGAGATTGTTCAGAATGTTACCACCTATGCCAGATATGTATGATTTGGTAGGATATGTAAGACACACTGGATTGCCATGGGAAATCCTAACTGCAGCTGGTGTCGTCAACAGAGAGTTGGTAGTGTTCGATAAGAACGAATGGATTAAGGAACATGTGAGTCCTACAGTGGTAGTCACTTGCACTATGACTGGTAGTCAGAAAGGTATGTTTGCAATCAAAGGAAGTGTCCTTATTGATGACAGAAAACAGAACCTTGATGCATGGGAAGCACACGGTGGTATCGGTATTCTACACACTAGTGCGGAAGACACCATCAACCAACTAAAAGAACTTAGAAAAACCGACTAGTTTCTAAGTCACTAAATATAAGAACAACCCAGCGGAGATTCCAAAGGGTTGTTTCTTATATCTTATATTATGGAAAGGTCAATTATGTGGGAAAAATTTAAACTATGGGTGAAGATGATTCTTTCGCCCCTCTATGAAATCACCGTATATCGACAGTCAGAACAGACTGGTCAGATGTACAAATCACAATACGTTGCACGTAAAATCTTCGTGCAGAAAGAAAAACATCTTAAGTTTAGAGACTTCGATACTAAAAAGACAGTAGAGATACGGTCAGCGGGCGGACTCGACTATAAGATAGAGGAGAAATGATATGAATCAATTTTTCATTGGTATCATTATCGTACTCAGTCTCGGTGGTTATTATCTATATCAACAGAATGAAGTCTTGGTAAAGAATAACGCTGCTCTTGAGGTTGCGGTAAAGGAACAACAAGATGCGATTGCATCAATTAAGGAGAACTTCGAAAGACAATCACAAGCACTATCGAATCTCACTAGACAAAACGCACAGATTGAGGCGGATAAGGCACAATACCTTTCAATCTTAAGTAAACATAACTTCGAAAAACTATCCGTTGCAAAGCCAGGGTTGATGGAACTAAGATTCAACAAAGGTACCGAAGAAGTAATTAGGGGGATAGAAGATGATTCAAAAGCAATTAGTAATCTTGAGTCTACTAGTTCTAACGACTAGTTGTTCATTACTTCCACAGAGGGAAGTGCAAATAGTATCTAAACCTGTAGAGATAGATATTATACAACCAACACTACCAAGACCACTTGAACTTGGAGTTCCTAAATGGTACGTAGTGTCAGAAGCACGTATAACAAATCCATGTAAAAGAACATTATCATTTGAACCTAAGAGATTCAATGACGAAGGTGTAGAACAACTTAAAAGACCAAAGACATGTGATTTACTCGAAAGAGAGAATCCCGATTGGCCAGTAGGATACACATACTTAGATAGGTTCTTGGATGAGATGAAAGCACAGAACAGTGGTGATGTGGTTTTTGTTGCATCTACAGTAGGTGATTACAAAGTCATGATACAGAACAATCAAGAGATTAAGAGATACATCAAACAACTCGGTGAAGTGATTGTAGTGTATCGTAATGTAACCATGAAAGATGGTTCACAGGGAGTAGTAGCAGAGGTGCAATCTAAGTGACCCATCAACCCCAAAAGGCATCAATCTTCCCAGTCTTTCCAGTTTACATGTTGCATGGAGAATTGGAAGCAAATCATCATGAGATAGCAGAATCGTGTAGAAGAGCAGTCGCTAAGGTCAAGAGAAGACACAAGGGGAATACTGCAATGGATTACACCACATACTTTGATGGTGATATCCGTGAAGAGATGCAAAAAGAGTCGTGGTTTATAGACATGACAAACAAACTTAAAGACACCTACATCGATTATATAAATGCCACATACGGATGTAGAGTGGCACATTTGACAAGACATGATGTACATTTCTTCTGTTGGGTCAACGTCTACAATAAAGCACATCACCATGAAATGCATAACCATGTCAATTCATATGTGAGTGGTACTTACTATGTTAAGACGGATAGTGACTCACAACCAATCAAATTTGTATCACCAAATGCAATGATGGATTTTGGGTTACAAACAGTTGCTCATCCACAACCACCAAAAAATTACATGCCACAAAACACAGGTATTCTTGGGAGTGGGATGCATGAATCTGAAATTATGTTTCACCCACAATGTGGTGAGTTTTTGATGTGGCCCTCAGCAATGTTCCACTCAGTACCACCCATCACAGATTTTAATGAATTACCCGATAACTATGAGAGAATTTCTATCTCATTTAATTTAGACCACGCTAGAGAGAATTTGGAAGACAAGGAAATTGGTGACCAATTTCACTATGGCACAGTACATAAGGAGGAAGACCCATGGGACAACCGTTCTCAATAGACAAGATGTTTCGTCCATCACCACAATGGAACGTTCAATACGATAAACAAAACCAAGTCATCACGATTGATGATTTTTACGAAGACCCCGATACAATCTATGATTGGTTGACAAATGCGGACTATCCTCTATGGAAATACAGTGAAGAGATAGAAACACTTAATGGTAAAGTGTACAATGATTGTAGAAACACACTAGCAATCTCACATCCAACAAGAATGTGGGAGATGAACATAGAAAGACTCAGTCAAATATGTGGTAATGTATGGTGGAGAAAAGGATACGAAACTGCACAAGCATTCGAATGGAATATATTTCAAACCATTGAGTGTTTTGATAATAAGATGCAACACTATCCACACGTTGATTCGCCATTGACTCAATCAGATGAATCATCTACCATCAATGTGTTATGGTATATGGACAAAGAAGAAAGTGGTGGGACTGCAATATACAATGGTGAGTGGATTACTAACGATGAGAGACACAGTCTCCTATTCCCAGTAGAAGACCAATTTGAGGTAGCACACATGATTCCTGCTAAGTTCAATAGATGTGTCATGTTCCCTGGCAATAGATTGCATGGAGCATGGATTGATGACTACACTAAATACAGTGGAGATAAATGGAGAATGAGTCAAGTACAATTTCTCCTACCACGTAATAGTAACAGATAATTTAAAGGTAAAGAAAATGTCAGAAGAATTTGTAGAAGCACAAAATTTAAACTCTTCATTCCTATACATAGGACATGGAGTTATCGACCCCGATATATGTGAGGAGTTCATCAAGATGTGGGAACTTGCAGAGTACACAGAAATCACACATCCAAATGAAAAGAACCCTAACGTAGTCGAATGTGTTAATGAGGAAGAGAACGATAGACTGAAGTATGTTGACCATATGAACAGGGATATCTATTCTATCGGTGAGAGCAATCCACACTTCGAAATGATTGAGGAAGTGATTAGACCATTACTACCACTTACACATGATTTAGATGAAATCACATATATGAGTATTATTGGTTACCCTGCTAATACTGCTATGCCGATGCATCAAGACGATGCAGATAGTGCTGATACAGCAACACTCGTAGTACCATTGAATGACAATTTTAGAGGTGGTGATTTCGTAATTGATGACCACCAAATCAAACCATATACTGGTAGTATGATTGTGTTCAATAATTGTGTGAATAGATTCCATGGTGTTAACCCTGTAATCATGGGTGAGAGATTCTCATTATGTGTATGGTTCACCAATCCCGAACAAGAAGCAGAACACGGTGGAACAGAAATGCCAACAGGATATGTCAGTATGGATGAAGATTCCGATAGACTGCCTGAGACAAATGCAGACCGTATTGCTCGATTAGAGGAAGAATCTACAGAACAAGAGGGTAGAAAGAAGTTTAATAGCGTCATTATAAATGACTAACACGTATCCATGTAGTGTGTGCGGAGTATCCATCAATCATGAGGATATAAAGTATCACACTATGGACACTAGACATGTGTTTTGCGGTGCAGAATGCAGTCTAAAATATCATGAGGAGAAAAGGAATGCCACCAGTTAAATTCGGCAAATCACAAACCATCAAAGATAGGAATACAGGTAAATCTACCATCAAACACGAGTACATGAAAAATCAGAGTACTTCAGACTTGATTGAGAAATACAACAATTCCAACACAACAGGAAGACTCAAACAAAAGATAAAGAATGAGTTAGTCCGTAGAATGGGAAGGGGCGGTAAGAAGATTGAATTCGTCCCCAAACCTGTTGCACTTTGATATCAAAGGAACAACTCAAACATTATAACAAATGGGGGTGGGTACATCTACCCTCTGTTATACCCTCTGATTTGCTGTCTCTCGCACGTAAGGAAGGACTCGCACTCAGACAATGGATGCTGGACAATAACATGAAAGGAAAACCATGTTATTATGGGCCAGAGGTACACTGGGACGGAATAGCATGTGCTATGATGTACGAACAGAAACTAGAGAAATGTTACAAGGCACCTTTTATGAGAGAGATTGCAATCACACTACTAGGAACAGATTTACCACATCTGTTCAATGACCAAATGGTCTATAAGATGGGTAAGGGAATCGATGATGATTTCTCATTTGAACCCCATTACGATAATCAATATGGGAGTAATGCTAATAACGCAATACATACTGTAAACTGTTCATGGATATTAGATGACATGAACTTTAGAAACGGTGGACTTCAAGTCAAAGACACTAAACTGAATTATCAGTTTAACGCTGGAGACATTGTCGCCATCAAAGGTGATACATATCACGAGAGTACACCAAACATGACAGATGAACCAAGAGGTCTATATGCATGTGTGTACACCGAAAAACCCATGAAGATGGATGCATTCTATAATGGGATTTTCGACAAGGGGCTATAGCTCAGTAGGGAGAGCGACTGGTTTGCAACCAGTAGGTCGTGGGTTCGATTCCCTCTAGCTCCACCACGTTTAGAATAGGAAGAGTACAATGTTGTACGTAGATTATATGTTTGAAGTGAATGAGAATGGTATATGTTTCACCGACAAACATAAGGATGAAATGTTAACCACGGAACAAACAAAACTGGTGGTAGGTGAAACACTCACTGTTCAGTTGGATGAGTTTGGACGTATATGCTTAGTGAGGCAACATGTTAAAGGAAATGAAGGAAACTTTTACAGTAAATAAAATCTACCAATCGAGATGGGTGTGGTATCACACCATATTAGCTGCAGAGATATTCCTAACCAATATATTATTGATTGCGATATTGGTCAAACTCTAATCGCCTATATAATAATGTTACAATATTGTAACATAACTGAAACACTTATGACACAAGACTAAGTACCTATATGGGAAGTGCAGATGTCGGATAGTTTCAAACATAACAGGAGACGAAAATGCATTATTACGCATCATGGTCTGCCTCGTATCTTAGGACACAAGCAGACAAATTTAATGATTTTATGAAATGCGGTAGACTCAGTAGAGTTATCAACAATTCATTCAAATAACCACTTGACGGTTGTCCCATATCCATTGTATAATAATATAAGGAATATGGGACTACCTATATAAAAGAACGAAATATATTATTTTTTACAGGAGAAATACATAATGGCAATTCAAATTATCACCTCGAAAATTGGTGATTCTTGCACAACTGAGGACATCAATAGATTGCACCTCGAAATGTCACGTAAGAGAATCTTTACGATGACCGCACCAAACCAAATCATCAACCTTCATTGTCTTACGGACGATGCTACGGGTTTACATGAAGATATCAAAGTAATCGATTACGTAGAGAATGAGTCCATCACGGATGTTCGATTCAATATGTTACAATTCATGGATACCACGAACGGATTCGACCCACATGATAAAATCGTTCTATGGGATGCAATGTTACATCCACTTGACTTATGTCAGACTAGGGTAATTGCTGGATTCCCACCTGCTGGTGACCATAGAGAAGCACTAGACTTCATCCCCGATATGGACTTGGAACTTGGTATGAAAATCAAGAACGAGATGCTTCCGTTTTTACAACTTGTGACCAAGTGGTGGAATACAGAAGAATTAGGATATGAGGACTGGTACGTATCATTCAATGGTAGTGACTGTTCGCATCTTTGTCGTAAATTTGAAGAAGACCCAGTAGCAGCACAATCCACATCATTCGCAGAGTTCCTATCAACAAACTTCAAAGGAGTATTGTTACCAACAGAACCAGGCGCATTCTCACCCTATTACGTAGGGAATAAAGAAAAGACCGATGAGTTAAATACTCAGTGGGAAACCAATGTAAGACCATACTTCCCCGATGCATGGACAGGACATGGTGGTGAAGAAGAAGCACCATTCCTCGAATGGAATCATGAGTATAGGGATGTAACAAAACAGGTCAAATTCTTATACCTCGACAATACAGAAAACAAAATGAATCCAAAAGATGACTGGTATCTTTTGTTGTGGTTCCTGTAAACTACACTAATACATCACACGATGTCGTGCAAGGGTTCCTCTCTATAGAGGAATCCGAACACATTGCTAGGGTATTGAAACGTTCAGAAAGAGACGTACTCAGACTACCCAATCCCGAATGGAACGATTCCAACTACCCACCTCTAACAAAACAACACGTAGTCTATAATTGGTTAACCCATCCCGACATCCGTCCGTTGAATATACCACAACGACTGCTCGGTCTTGACCTATTCAAAGATATCAACAATCTCACACTTCAATGTTGGGGTAACATATTACGACAGGGTGAACACATCACTCCACACCAACATCACGAAGAAGACACAGAACCCCTATCCGACTTTCACAAAGATACCACACCACAGGAACGAGCCAAAACGCAACTCGTCCCAATGGTCGCAACCAATATATTCCTAGACGGAGTAGAACCCTCATACACACATTACGAAGATACAAAACAAACGTTAAACATTAAGGGAGACTTACACATAGTAGGTGCATACCACAGACACGAAGTCAAGACGAACGTATACCGTACACCACGCTACTCGCTGGCCATGGATATCTATTTCAGAGATTACACCAAAGGATGGGATACGATAGAGAAAGGATTCAGTAACACTAAGAGGTTTGTTGACGTTTCCCGAAGTAACGTCTAATCGTAAAGACTCGCATATACGCTACTATTGTCATGAACGCAGTAATGGTAGTACCGATAGTAAACGCAGAAGTCATCCCTATAACATCAATACAGATAAACAATCCGATTAGATTCAGAGGATAGTTAATGAGCAGTCCAGTAAAGACTGTAGTAAAGGTTTCTTTGTGATATCTTCGAGTTTCTTTGTTCATACCTTAGTATAACACGCTGAGATGCCTTTGTATAGGGGGTTTCGAATATAATGTCTGAGAGCGAAATGGGAGGATGAATATAATGTGTGTAGTAGTGTGCAGTAGTGTGTAATTATATTCGTATTTGAGATGGATGGGAGAATGTGGAATAAAGTGGGTTTTGGTGGTGCTGTTCGGGGATACAAAACCTATTTTTAGCGGAGAGTCAAGCATGAGAGCATGTTGACAGCACCTCAGAAACGTGATAAGGCAAGGCGATAGGGGTTGACAATGCCCCTCACTTTCTTATATACTGTATTCATCAACTAGGGAGATACATACATGATTAAGTACATAGACATCAATGACTACCAAGGTTCTATACCTAACCTACATGAAATGGTTGAATTCGAGAAGGGCAGTGACCCTATCGAAGACGGTATTGTCCTCTATGGGTTTGATGAGATTGGTATGGGTGGTTTCAAAGACCCTCAACACGCCTTTGTTCCCTTCTTTATGTGTGAGTTAGGGCAATAGTCGGGAAACCCTTATGGGCAAGGCGTCTCAGAGGCGCCATAAAACTTGACAATGGCCATCACTTTTTTGTATAATGGCTACATGATAAAGAAACTAAGAACTAACGGTCTGCTCGATGCGGACTTCCTTCAACCCCTACTGTGTCTTGCAGTGATGATAATCCTAGGAGAAGTGTTATGATAAAGAAAAATGGTCACGGACTCATCGGTACTCACATCGCAACAGGTATGGGAGTGGAGATTAATCTAACCAAACAGGAGATGCTTCTTGCATGTGCGAAGGTTGAGATTAATGAGTCGTGGGAGAAAGCCATGGACATGGTCAAAGCACGTCTCGGTATCGAAGTCATCGGTCAGATAGAAATTGAACAAATAGTCATAAATGGGGTTGCAAAGACCTTCCATTAATGGTATAATTACTGTGTAACAGGGAAAAAAGAAGTTAATCTGAGAGTTATTCTTTTATTATGTACCTATGTGAAGTCTCAGAGGGTCATGTCCGAACATGCATAGCGGGATGAGAAGCCCGCTGCTCTACAACGCAATAGCTGTAGGGCTCTCAGAGCGCCTTAAATGGCGATAGGAGAAGTACATTCTGTGACTCTCTGAACCCCTGAGCTGCTCTCTAAGCGATTGCGTGTGTAGGGGACTATGAAACGCCTTAGTGGCGCTCACAGGCTAACGCAAAACAGTGCTGTGGGACTCCTAGAGAGATTCGAAGTCGGGTCATGCGCCCCACTAGATTTACTTTAAGGGTTTTCTAACACTTCAGAGAAAAAAATTCTCTGGCCAAAAATAAAGACTGGGAGGTTTTTCATGAAAATTACTGGAACACACATTGGAATATTCGTTATTCTTACCTACTTCGTATTACAATCTACACTCGTAGAAGCAAATGACCAACTCAGACCCGATGATAATAGGTTTGGAGACGTAAGAATACAGGAGAGTGTCTATCAAGGTACTGTTGTATCTGTATATTCTGTTAAGATTAAGAAGGATGAAGAGAAAATCTCTCTCTATGGTGGTCTCCTAGGCGGTTATCTAGCACGTGAGAGTATGAAAGGTAAGGGTGAGTCAGAGGAAGTCCTTGGTACACTCGCAGGCGGACTCGTAGGGTCTAAGATTGGACGTGAGGTAAATAAATCTCGCAACACCGTGGATGGTATACAGTTAATCATTGATGTGCCAGGCGTAGGTGTCAAGTCTATTATACAACAAAAGACTTCTGCATTTAATTTTAGTAGTGGTGATTCAGTTTATCTAGTCGGCACTCGAAATAATCTACGTGTATTGAAAAAAAACCCCTAGACGTAGTAGGGTATACCATGTATAATGGTATTATATTAACCGAAACTGGTTTTATTGTACTGGTGATAACTAAAGCACCGTTTTAATAAATCAGATTCAAACTTAGGAGACGTATATGTCTTATATTAGTACAAGTGATGGTCTCGATACTTTAAAATCGACCTTGGAATCCTTAAACCAATCAAAAGAGGGGAGTGCCTTTTCCGAGAAAGGCGAAATAGAGGTTTCGTTTGGTAATACCTACGTCAGTTCTCTGTTTGTTTTAGGTAACCGTTCCTATCAAAGGGAAAAGGTTGCATCTATACCTTTTAAACAGGGTATACTTCAGACTGTTTTGGAGAATGCCTTTAAGAGGATTCCTCAAATACACATTCTAGTCAAGTTTGATGAGGATGGTAAGGTCACAGCACTTGAGTTGATGGATGGCCAACAGCGTTTCTCCAGTCTACTCGACTTTGTCAACAATGAATTTCCACTCGCATCGTCTTTGACCGTTCGTGGTGTGAGATTAGGTGGTCTATACTTTAATCAGTTAGACGTTGACACACAACAGTTTATATTAAACCACTCAGTTGACGCTGTGTGGTATATGAATCTTAATTCTGCAGAAATCTCAGATATGTTTGTTGATGTATTGAACAATACGAACGATATGAAACCACAAGAGAAGCGTAATGCATACCTAGGTGAGTTCCCCGAATACGTAAGGGATACCTCTAGGACTACGCCTAAGGGGTTACCACAGACGTTCAAGTTCAATCCTTTGTTCGAACGTGTCATTGACTCTAAAGGTAAGGAGACGTTGAAACACTTCTCTAAGAACTTTAAACTCAATGCAAGAATGGAAGTAGACCAGTGGGTCTCGCAACTTGCATACCTATCTTACTCTGCCCATGACTGGACGGATGGTATCTCGCAACAAGGACACTCTAAGTGGGTCAAAGAAATGACCACTGGTACAGGTGCATACGCAGAGTCGTTCACCGATAAGAAGTTTATGGACAAGTTATTGTCTGTGACTAAGGAACTGGTACAGAGTGTACCTAGTGCAAAGAGAAATCGTTTGACACCTGCTTTTACTCACATACTTGCGTTGTATTACATGAACCTCACAGGGAGATTAAATTCAAAGGCAAGTGTTACCAAATCCGTCTTTGCAAATAAGTTTATTAGTGTGTTGGAAGAATGGAATGACAAGGACAAGGCACTCTTCAGAGACGAGTCTACCTATAACGGTAATCCTATGCCGCCTGCACTTGAACTCTTTGGTGGTTACAACAAGAATGCAATCATGACGATTAAATCTATTCTTGATAAGTACGACCCACTTGAGTATGGTGTGACCTTTACAGACGATGCATCCTTTCCAAAGGAGTGGATAGTCAAGAAACTAGAGGAACAGGGTGGGACTGATTATTACACTGGTCTACCTTTAGACATAGATAATGCAGAGGGTGACCACTATACTGCAAAGTCAGCAGGAGGTAAGACTGAATACTCTAACCTCGTAGTGTGTTCCCGAAGTGTTAACAGACAAAAATCAAACATGAGTGCAAAAGCATTCATCGAATATTGTGAACAATTTAAACTGGAGAAGTAATTATGGAAGTTATGACCTACACCAAAAAAGCAACACTCGAACGTCTTGAACGACAATCCGCTGGAGAGACAATTGAAAAACTTGTCAATCGAATTACAAACTGGCACTACGATAGGAATCTTATTGATGGTGCTACGGATAAAGACCAGTTAGCAAAACTCATTCAAGAGATGGGTGAACTAAGTGATAATATTTGTAAAGGTAAGGACGTTGCAGATGACATTGGTGACATCATGGTAGTGTTAATTAATATTGCCGAACGTAATGGTTTATCGTTACGTCATTGTCTTGAAGTTGCATACTCTGATATTAAAGACCGTAAAGGTAAAATGGTTGATGGTATTTTTGTAAAAGAGTCAGATGCAGAATAGTAATTTAATAAGTCAACGTTGGAATCCGCCTGCTGATTGGATTAGTGAGGCGGGTTTAAATACCCACTGGTTTGGGTTAATTGATTTAATTACTGCACTCAAACATCAAGGTGTAACGAATGCATCTATGATTGAGATAGGAACTAATCGTGGTGAGAGTACAGCACTCTTTGCCATGAGTGGTTTATTTAAACAGATAACAACAATCGATATTGCATTTAAAGAACCTGCATACGATACAACTATTTTTAATAATATTAAATACTTAAGAGGTGACAGTAAAACCGTACATAGTATTTTTTATAATAATTCAATAGATTTTATTTATATTGATGGTGACCATTCTTATGAAGGTGTCAAAGCAGATATAAATAATTACTTTAACAAACTTAAAAAAGATACTATATCTTTTATTGGTGGTCATGATTATACAAATGAATGGCCTGGCGTTGTCTCCGCTATTGACGAGGCGTTTCCCGAAAAGACGAAACAGAAATTTAGTGACGGTTCTTTTCTTATTAAAATATAACTAGGAGAATATTATGAAATTTAATATACCAAACCCTAACGTTGTATCAATTGGAGGTTCACAAAATGAAGAACCGCAATCGACACAATATCAAGAACCCAAGATTGTTAATGAAGTTGAGTCAACTGGACAAATGGCAGAAGAACAAAGACCGTCTGAACCACCCGCCAGAGTTAGAGATATCGAAATCATTAATAACGTTTTTTCGCCAGAGTGGTGTGATGAACTTGTTTCGTACATGGAGAAGCATCCATCAATCGGACAAGGAAGTGTCGGATACCAACAAGGACAAGAAGAACGAGGTCAAATCAACGAAGAAATAAGAAACTGTACAACTGCTTGGATGGAAGTGTCATGTGATTATTCTAATCAAATGTTTAATGAAGTGTTACACCAAATGAAAATGACAAACATGTATACCTTTGGATTTGATTTGGAAAACATTGAAATTCCACAGTACACTCGTTACGATTATGTTAGTGGTGGTGCTGACCAACACTATAACTGGCACATTGATTCATACCTAGGTGGTATGGGTACACGTCATGACCGCAAACTCAGTGCAAGTATTCAGTTAACAGACCCTAGTAAATATGAAGGTGGGAACTTGTTAGTTGGTGATGATGCTCGTATGGCACAAGACCCACACATGACAGAGGCAATGAGACAACAGGGAACAGTAATATTCTTCCCATCATTCCTTAGACATTGTGTTACACCTGTTACTAGAGGTTCACGTAGTTCACTAGTAGTATGGGGTGTTGGCCCAGACTGGAGATAAGACGATGGTTGAATTCAACGAAGAAGAACTTCAGAATTCAAAACGAATATTTAAAAGTGCAACCCCTAAGTATACTCTTGATTGGTATGTGAAGTGGGTTGCATCTGCTTTTGTTTTAGTTGCAATGTCAATCCGTGGAATACCCGAATTACAAATGTATGATTTGAGTCTTTCCATTGTTGGTATTTTTCTATGGTTAATAGTTTCAGTGCTTTGGAAAGATAGGGCATTGATTTTATTAAATGGAGTGGGCCTTTTGTTCCTTATAAATAATCTAACAAGAGCAATGCTAGGAGTTTGATTATGGAACTATTGACAACTATCTTTACACTACCATGGACAATTATGTCTGTGTTAGTCAATCTCTTTGTATGGTCATCCATCGTAGTACTCGCTGGTAGACATATCGAAGAATATTTTAAGGAGAAATAAAAATGGGAACAGAATTAATACTTGTACACATAGTGTTTATTGCATCATGTGTGTTCTTCAGTTACAAAAGTGGCGAACACAGTGGTAGACAGAAAATGTTACAAGACCTACTAGACTCAGAAGTTTTAACAATTGAACGTTTAGAAGCACTTTACGGAAGTGACCTAGACAAATAACAACAGGATTAATAATGAAAAAAATACTTGGAATTAATATTTCACACGATGCCGCCGTTGGTACCGTGGAAGGGACTAAGGTAACTGGTTCGTTTGATGAGGCAAGATACCGCAGAGATAAGTACTGGTGTCCCGATTTCGACCCCGACAATGATGAGACGTGTCTGTTCGACAGCATAGATGTTCGTGCTGGAGATGTCCATGACTGGGATGAAATTATATTCGCCTCTTTTGATAGACGAAATTGTGCTGTTACAATCACCCCCGATACAAAACACCCTTCCAACAAACACTCTATTCAATTAGATAGATTGAAGACAAGAGAATTTTTGCAAGACTTACAAGCGTCTCCATTAGGTGAATCACGTCTAGAAGAGTTGCAAGAGAAGTGGGGTAAAAAAGCAATTGACTTTAGACATGAAAACGAAAATGCAGATGATGATGTCATCGACCAAATTCGTAAACATCAACTTGATAATCGTGCTTGTTACTTTGTAAGAGAACATCATCACCTGTATCATGCATATAATGGATATGCTCTATCACCTTTCTTTGATAAAGGTAAAGGTGCTATCACTATAGTGTGGGATGGCGGTGGTGGTCAACCATTGTATGATGAATATCCAGGCTATCAAGAAATTGAATCAATTTATTATAGTGACCCATCAAGAATGGGTGAACTTAAATGGCAGAAATTATCTAACATTAGAATGATGGATGATTTGCAAACACAGTATTTCCCGAACGAGATGTCGCAGTCTACTTGGACTATAGAAGATAAGACAATCAACAAGAAGGAAGATAATTTTAATTCATCTCCAGTAGAGTATGTTCTCACATCTAAACCATCTAGTGGTATGAACTTTAGTAATATTAGTGCCGCTCTTGGAACAGATGAAGAAGGACGTGCTGCTGGTAAAGTTATGGGTATGGCATCGTACTCACCAGTAGATGCTACGTTTAACGTACACAACAAATATTCAGTTGCACAACTAGTTGAACGAACTTCGTTTGAGGAGTCATGTAAACTAATTGACAAAGCAATAGAGATGTTCCCGAAGTGTAAGAACATAGTGTTGAGTGGTGGGTATTCTTTGAACTGTACAAACAATTACAAGTACTTAGAAAAGTATCCCGACCATCAATTCTTTGTTGACCCTATCCCACATGATGGTGGTACAGCAACAGGTGCTGCTCTTTGGTTAGAAGAACACTTGAGACACGAACAGTTAGGATTAGTAACAAATGATGGATTGGGCGATACAACTGCCGATTTAGAAACAGTAATAGAGGATTAATTATGAAGACAGCAATTATTAGAGATTTAGATGAGGTCATCGACCTTATAGTCGGCAAGGCACAAATTGTCGCCATCTTCCAAGGTGAATCAGAATGGGGCCCACGTGCTCTAGGCAACAGGTCTATTATGTTTGACCCTAGACATCCCGAAGCAAAACAAATCGTCAACAACGTCAAGAGGCGTGAGTACTATCGACCTTTCGCTGGAAGCATCATGTTAGAACATGCTGAAGAGTATTTTGAGATGTTGCAGTTGCAAGAATCCCCATGGATGTCATTCGCTATCAAAGCAAAAGACAAAGCATACAAAGACATCCCAACACTAGTACACGCAGATGGTACATGTAGAATTCAAACTGTTACACGTGAACAGAACAAGAACTACTATGACCTTATTGAGAAGATGTATGAAGCGACTGGTGTACCAGTTATCTTTAACACTTCATTTAACTTAGGTGGTGAACCATTAGTTGAAACTATTGAAGATGCAATCAATACTTGTAACAAGTCAGAGATTAATTTTTTATATGTTCCCGAAGACGAAGATATACACATTCCGTATGAATCATTACATCATAAAAACATGAGTGAAATTATTAAGGCGAATAAGAGCGAGATAGCCTAAATATTTTAATGATTGAAGTAACGGATATTGCCATACAAAAACTTATCGAAAAACAAGTTGACAAAGTTAGACTTGGAGTTACTGGCGGTGGATGTAGCGGATACGAATATGTCTTTATCAGAGACGAATATAAAGACGGTGACCTAGAAATAGATTACGGTAAGTTTAAATTTTTGATAGATACAATGAGTCAACCATTTTTAAATGGAATGACATTAGATTATGAAAAACAAGGATTGAATGAAACGTTTACGTTTCAGAATCCTAATGAAGAAGCCAGTTGTGGTTGTGGAGTGAGTATTACATTTAATGAAGACATCATCAGCAAAAGCTAAAGGAAGAAAACTACAACAGTGGTTTGCAAAGTTAATGGTGGATACACTAGACCTTCATGAAGATGATTTAGAGTCTAGACCTATGGGTTCACAAGGGGAAGATATTATAATGGGACGTGAGTCACGAGAGAAGTTCCCATACAGTATTGAGTGCAAGAACCAAGAAGCAGTAAACGTATGGAAAGCATACGAACAAGCAGAAAGTAATTGTGGTAAGCACGAACCCCTAGTTGTGATTAAAAGAAATAGAAGTAAACCATTAGTGGTGATTGATGCTGAACACTTCGTTGCACTACATAAGAAAAAATCGGAAAAGATATTAGATGAAATCATTTAACGAAATAACAGAAGCAAGAGATGAGGATAATAAAAAACCATATCGTTTGGTAGTCCTTGTCGAGCGTCCTAAGAAAATTGCTCGGGATGGCACTTCTGCAAAACTAGTATCCAAGGCAGAAAAGTTAGGAATAGAATGCTACAACTGTAGAATTAATGGTGCTTACATTATCAGAGAAGACGATGGTAAGATTACAATTCATAACGAAGGCGATGACAAGGGTTTTGAATTAGACGAGGATACAATCGTTTTCATTCGTGGTGATGTCACTAAGAAAGATTCCTACATGGATTTGATTTCTCAGATAGAGAGATATGGTATCCCATGTAATAACACACGTGAGTGTATCGAAGTGTGTTGTGATAAGTTTAGAACTTATCTAAGATTACAAGAGATTGGTATGAACCAACCTAAGACTGTATTGATTCCAAACGATACACCCGAGGCAGTTGATGCTGCCCACGAAGCACTAGATAATAAATTCCCAATGGTACTTAAAACACTTAGTGGTTCAAAAGGTGTTGGTGTGCTATTGATTGAAACTGAAAGAAGTTTACAATCACAGATTAGTTTGATTTATAAGATTGACCCCTACACTGATATTCTATTACAAGAATACATTGAGTCCGACTATGACGTAAGGTGCGTGATAGTGAACCAAGAAATTGTTGGTGCAATGAAACGTAATAAGATTACAGACGACTTCAGAAGTAATGCATCACAAGGTGCAACAGTTGAGTTGATTGAAATGACTGAACTGGAAAAAGAAGAATGTCTTAAAGCTGCAAAAGGTGTGAACGGTCAATGGGTTGGAGTGGATTACATTCCTGCTAATAAGAGAGATAAAGATGCACCTTATATTCTTGAAGTCAATCATAGTGCTGGTAGTAAAGCAATCTCTGAAGCAATCGAAGAAGACATTACTAAAATGGTTCTTAAACTTTACTTCGACAGAGACACGTGGAGAAAGGAACCTAAACAGTGTGGAGTGTTAGAGTCCTTTATAGTTGACGGTCAAGAGATGACTGGTAAGTTGGATACAGGAAACTCTACTTCAGTATGTTCTTTACATGCAGAAGATGTAGAGATTAAAAACAAGAAAGTCACATGGAAACTAAATGGTGAGACACATACTAAACCATTACATAGAAGTGTCACATTACAAAAACCTGCTGAGACAAGACCAGTAGTGTTAATGGATATAGAGTTTCTAAACACTGTATACAAAGACACTGAAGTGTCATTAGATTCAAGAGGCAGTATCCCTCTTCTCATAAACCGAGACTTCATGTCTCGTGCAAATGTTATGATTAATTGTTCAAGAAAATTCATGCTAACAAACAAAGGCAAAGATATTTCAGATTAATCACTTGACAATGGTAGTCACTTAATAGTATACTCTTCATTATGACACAAACAAATAAAATATCTGTACAAGAAAGAATGCGAATGAAAGCACTAGATGCTTTTGATGAAGTAGAATTTCAAATCGACAAATACCTAGAGAATGGCAAGAACTCATTCAGTATGTACAAGTACTTGCAACAACTAGAGTATAGTGGAAAGGTTGTCGCCTACATGAAAGGTCTTACAAATGATTTGACCTTAGAGTTAAAGAATGTAGAAGGTGATGACCAATTAGATGAAGGATATGATTTCTTCACCGCCGCTCAAAAGAAAAAGTTTATTAAGTGGTTAGATAAAATTGAAGAAGACATTCAAAGATTTTGCGATGAATACACACCAGTTCGTAAACCAAGAAAACCACAAACACCCGAACAGATGGTTAAGAAACTACCCTACTTAAAACAGTGGGAGAGTTACAAGAGTATCGAACCAGTAGAGATTATAAGAGCAAAAGGATTATACACTTATAACACTTCAAGTAAAAAGTTTACTGCCTTCGAGGGGTATGGACTCAAAGTCAAAGGTTCTAAGATTATTGATTTTGATAAATGTTCAGAAAAGACCTTGACAGATAGCAAGTTACTTGATAGGCTAGTTAAAGGTGGTAATATAATTGCGAAAGGTTTCATTGATGAAATCCCTAGGTCTAAGTTGAAAGACGGAAACCCGCTCATTACCAAAAATACATTATTATTAAAAGTGATTAAATGATACTTATAGACTTTACACAGACCATCATTGCTGGTCTAATGGCACAACTCAAAATGAATGGTGGAGAAGTTTCAGAAGATATGTTAAGACATATGATTCTGAACTCAGTGCGAAACTATCAAAAGAAATATGCACGAGAGTACGGAGAGATTGTTCTTTGTACAGATGCTTCCCATACATGGAGAAAAGACTTCTATCCACTATACAAAGCGAATCGTAAGAAGACACGTGATGCATCTGATATGGATTGGGGTATGTTGTTTGACACACTACAGAAAGTAAAGGAAGAGATTAGAGATAACTTTCCTTACAGGTATATGTACGTAGAGAAGTGTGAAGCGGATGACATCATTGCAATATTAGTTAAACATGCAACAGAACCTGTACTCATTGTATCAGGCGATAAAGACTTTCAACAGTTACATCATTACGATGTGAAACAGTGGTCACCTAATCTAAACAAAATGATTCGTTGTGAAGACCCTAGTATGTTCTTGAAGGAACATATTCTAAGAGGCGACAAGTCAGATGGTATTCCTAATATACTATCTAACGATGATTGCTTTGATTTGGGTATCAGACAAACACCACTGAGAAAACCAGTACTCGAAAAGTACCTCAGAATTAGCATTGAAAAGGACGATAAATACTATCGTAACTACTTAAGAAACCAAACTTTAATTGACTTGGATTTAATACCCGACCATATTGAAGAATCTATCTTAAGCGAATTTGACAAAACCACGATAGTTAAGGGCAAAGTTTTTAACTATCTCGTATCTCATAGATTAAATGAGTTACTTAACCATGTAGAGGATTTTACATTATGACAGAAGAAAAGAAAAGAGGGAGAGGAAGACCAGCAGGCGCTCCCAACAAACCAAAACTAAAACTGATTACAAAAAAGCAAGACTTGCTTCCAAGTGCGGATGCATATGAAATTTTTTGTCAAGCAGATATCGTTGCAAAGAAAGACCCTAAACTTGCAGTTCAAGGTCTCCAAGTATTTAACCAAAGAAATGCTTCAATTAAACCAATCCTTATGTGGGTGTACAGAGACGACATTCAAAGTAAGTTGCCAGAAGGAACAACACCTTACAATGATAATGGCGCTCCAGCATCCGACCTCACTGAAACCGCACTTAAGTTTGAACACAAGAAGTTTCAGTATTTCGTAACAGAACAAATACCACCTGCTCGTAGAGAGACAATGTGGATTGAACTGTTAGAAGGCATTCCAACTATGGAAGCAAAAATGATAGACTTAGTCAAAGACGGTACTTGGCCTTTCAAAAATGTGACAAAGGAAATCGCTAAAAATGCGTTTCCCGAGGACATAAGATAACTAAATATTAATGTGGTTCGAGACTATACATAAAGAACTAGAGAAGTTTATAAGACAAACTTCAATATGTAAACTTCTAGTCGCACACCGCCCCATGGGTTAACCCCCACAAAAAGGATATATTATGGCAGAACAAAATCAACCCCCATCACAGTTTGCTCAAGAGCAGGCCCCCGAAGTTTTAACTGAAACTCAACAAATACAAAGAAGAGTCCAAGACTTTAAGGTACAACTCGCTCCGAAGTCAGCACAAGCAGTTAGTGGTATTCTAGAGAATGGTCTAGCGAAAGGACAATACACTTTACAAGACTTAGACATGTTAGTTGTAATTCGTGAAGAACTTACAAAAGGTATTATTGACTTTAATACAACTGTTCAGATTGCTGAGGCGAGACTTAAAGAAATTCAACAAGAAGAGTACTTGCAGAGTGCTAACAAAGAAAATGAAATCAATCTAATGCATCAGCAAGCACTTGCAGATGAGAGAGTTGCAAGGAAGAAGGCGGAAGAGGAACTCAGAGTTCTCAAAGACATTTACGAGAGTCGTGTTAAGAACACCGCACCTGCTCCAGTTGAAGTAAAGGGCAATGCACCTAGTGTAACAGGTGAACCACTTGCAGAACGTCAACCAGCAGAACCACCAAAACCAACAGGTAAAACTTCCCCAGCATTTGCAGCTGCTCGTGCATTGAATCCTGTAACCGCAACACAATCACAGATTGATGAGTTCAGACCAAGTGGTACAACTACAGAAGAATTTATTGAGGAAGTTGAAAGAGTCAATGAAGTTGCTATCGCAGATGCACTTATCTCAGACGAACCAATCTCAGAAGATGAAGAGTTTGTAGAAAAGGTTGAAGAGACTAAGAAGTCCTTCGCAGAGTGGACAGAGGAAACAGTAACTGAAGAAGATTTTACTGAAGAAGAACAACTAGAGTTAGACATCGCAATTCAAGATGATATTGACGAACAACAGTTTAACGATTCATTTGTTAACCCAGTGACTGCTGGAAATGCTCCAAACATAAAAGCACAAATGCCTGAAACACAACAAGTGACTGCACCAGTAGATGCAAAAGCATTTGACACTGAAGAAGAATTACTCGCAGATATGCAAGAACGTATTGATGCATCTCAAGAAGAGGAATACGATGAAATTGTAATTCCTAGTTCAGACGAACTTCAAAGAATGACAAAGGCAAAGATTGTCGAAGTTGCTGATGTATTGAATGAGAAATTTAATGCTGGATTTAATGTGACTACAGAAGATACTAAGGCAAAGATGATTCTTGATTTCCAAGAACAGACTGATGCCTTAATTGCAAAATTACAAGACACTGGCGAGTTCGTAAGTGCAGACGATGAGGGTGAAAATGATTCCACGGATGTCCGAGACGGTGGCTACTTCTAGAGACTCAGTAGTCTTACCTGTAGCGATCGGCCAAATAAGTAATCAATATGTAGAACACTTTGAGAATATCAGAGATGATGTTTTGCGTTTTAATTTACCCACAGAATACACAGTTAAACTAGGAACGAGATACGATACAGATGGTGTGTACTTATACACCAAGGATGATGTTATGCTTATCTCATCACTAGACTTAGGTCTAGGACAAGGAACAGATAATATAAGACTCGGTACCTTCTTAGCAAAGTCAAAAGGAAATCCGACATCTTGTATACTTTCAATACATGAGGACGACCAGTGGTTAGCAGTTCCTAAACACTTTAGTCCATTCCAAGAAGGAGAGGAAATAAATTATGAATACATTGAACAACATGAAGAAGACGGTGAATGGGTGGAACGACACCTTAGAATCACAAGGAAATAATAAGTGTCCGAAAATAGAAACATCCCAATTACAGCAGTTGACCAATATGATTTTCTCGAACATCGTAGAGGACAAGAACAGAAACACTGGCAGAGAAAGAAAGGCACTCTAACAGAACTTGACTCTATTCTTACTGTAGAGATTAACACCACAGAACTCTGTAATAGAACATGTGTGTTTTGCCCAAGACATGACCCTAAAGTATTCCCCAATAGAAACTTACACTTAACCATTAAAGGTGCAACCACGATTGCAGAAGAACTTGCCGACAATGGATTCAACGGTAAGATATCCTTTAGTGGATTTGGGGAGAACTTATTGAATCCTAACTTTAGAGAAATCGTTAAGGTGTTTAGATTAAACTTACCTTATGCAACACTAGAGTGTAACACTAACGGCGACAAACTAGATTCAGACTACGTCACAGGTTTGTACAAGAGTGGATTAGATTTACTCTATATTAATCTGTATGATGGTATTCATCAAATGGAAGGTTTTGATTTGATGATGGCAGAAGCAAGAGTGCATGAAGACCAATACAGATACAGAATGCATTGGGGTGACTTTGAGAAACACGGACTGATACTAAACAACCG